GAATATTTGATTACTTGCAGGTACTACTTCTACTACTTCAAAGTATCGCTTGGATGTACCAACTAGATGAGTTAATAAAGTATCTCGGGCAAGACCACTAACGGTATCAACTGTTACGAGAAAGCATGCACTACCAATAACATTGGCAAATGCTCTCTCATTACCATATTGCTTTAAATCTTTAACAATACCAAATTGTCTGTAATCATTCTTTACATCAACACCTTGGTTCTTTTCATTATTTATTGTTGAGGTAAACATTAAAGTATCTGCAAATAACTCTCTAACTGGATCACTGCCATGACCTCTATATGGGGATAATATGGCAGATACATTTGCATTAGCTCCATTACCCGTTATTGTTACATTGGCATTGGTGTAACCAGAACCCGGGGTCAATACAGAAATATAACTAATAGTATTATTAACTATTACAGCATTGCCTGTAAAATTAATACCATCTCCTGCTACTGTAACGTTGGCATAAGAGTACCCGTTACCTACGTTACTAACTTTAAATGCATGAATACCCCCATCAACAGCAGACAGCTCAACTACTGTCTGTAAGGTATCTATATCATCTACTGAAAGATTTGCAAATATGTTAGCACCGGTACCAGTTGCGCTGGCAACAGTTAAATTAATATAGGAATAACCAGTGCCGCGATTTTCAATAATAACATCTTCAACTTGACCGGCTGAATTAATAAAGGGTGTAGCTACGAAGCCACTACCATCACCAATGGCTGAAATAATAGTACTAACGTTTGAACTGTATCTGGTACCTTCATCTTCAATTAAGACAGAGTGAATAACGCCATTTCTAAGTACTGGAGTTAGAACGGCAGAGGTAGCAAAAAACAAATTAGCAGTTGCATTAGATGTGGGTTGACTATTACCAGACGTACTAATTGTTATGGTTGTATTTGCTCTTGCAGCAGTAGTATACCCAGTACCTTTATTAGTTAGTACAACATCGACTAAGGCATTACTACTGAATATTAAATTTGCAAAAGCATTTGAGGTGGGTTGGACCAGGCCAGCTGTTGTTATGGTAGCAGTAGTGTTAGCAATAACAGCTGTATTATAACCAGCACCTGTGCTAAATATTCTTACATTACTAATATTATTAAGTAAGCTTGTACCCTTACCGCCACCATCGTTAATTGTAATAGATGCAGTTTTATAATTAGCTCCTGCATCTTTAATTCTTACATCAATAAACTCACCAGAGGTATTAAATACCGGTGTTAAATTAGCTATTGAATTGCCAGATAACCCTAAAAACTGACCTGTCACAGTTAATGTAACATCGTCATTACTGGTATAACCAGATCCAGCATTATTAATAATAACACTGCTCACTTCACCTTCTGAATAATAAGCATTAGTAACTGCTCTCTGAACTGGTATAAAGTCTGGAGTCAAAAAACGATTCTGTGAAGAAAGAGGAATGGTGTAAAGATATTTCCAAACATAACCATCAGCTGTTGCAAACGTGGTTATGTCTTGACCGGAAGGCTCCACTGTAGACGCAGCATTATTATTATTAAAAATACATTTGTATACTCCAAACGCACCTGTCAATACATAAAAATTAGCTGTCTTTAAACTAGTAGCTCCGGAATATGCAGGGGAAGTAGCGCTATAGTCACCATCGAACTGATCGTATACTGTACCGGTCGTCCAGTTTATTCTTGGCACTACATAAGATACGTCTCTTAAATTAATCTTCTTAACACTTAAAATACCGTTGCGAGTATTATACTCATAGTTCTGGGTAACTTCCGGAGTTTCTGGAACCTGGGGACTAGCCCACTCAATTATATTACCAATAAAATAGTAATAGTTGGCTCTTCGCGATAAGAATTCATTATAAACACTATCCACCAACGAACGATGGATAGTATCTTTTAAGAGAAAAGACATATTATGCTACAGTAACGTTCCAAGTAATAACCACAGTATCACCAGCAGCTTTAGTAACAACACCAAAAACTGTTCTGCACAATAGATCACCAGAAGAGGAAGCATTTAAGATACCAGCTTCAGTGATTGATCCTGTACCCGTACCTGCAGGAAAAGTACTTACATATGTAATAGTATTTGAAGATCTGGTTGTAGAGTCAAGAACCACACGTCCTAGCTCTGTACCTAAAGCGGTTTGAGAAGTAGTAGCGGCAGTATTGGATGAACCAACAGCCATGTGACTCATAATTGCAGTTGTGTTACCTACCATTCTTGAAGCAATTGTATCTTTACCAACAGCAACAACCAGGTTGTTAACTTTTCTGTAGTCTTTTTGCTTACCGGACTCGTCTAAAAGAATAATTTCTAAATTACCCTTGACATTTATCGATTCTGTGAACATGTTTTATTCCTCTAAGAAGTTCTATGTTATATTTATACAAGCCATCTTGTATGTTAACTAAACGAAATTGATGTAGTAGCGGCATAGGTCTCTAGGAAGTACCCAAATGCGCCAGTGTTATCGGTATAATCTTCTGTTAAGTCGGTTGCAGTAGCGCTGTCCGATTCTGTCCTACTAAATGTAAAGCTATTATTATCAGTTAATGTAGTATCGTCTGTAGAGACCTTGTACATACTTATGGTAATAGTATCGCTGATAGTAGTACTATCCTCAAGCGGCTTAGTTATTGAATAAACAGTATTTTCTGTAGTACTTACGTTATCAGCGTCTACAACCTTACTTACTAACTTGGCAACGGTCTCTAATGTAGAGAATGTATCAAAGAGATCTGCGTAAACATTTTGCTTACTTACTACACTAACATTAGCTGACAAGTTGGCTGTTGCAGATAACACCCTATTAACAAATAAATTTGTACCTGCCTGGTGAACTAGCTTCTTGACGATATTATAGAATGTACTAATATCTAATTCAGAAGAGATTTGATACGCAAAAGGTTGATACAACTTACTATCTTGAACACGTACATCTGGTTCAGATAAAAAGCCTTGTGTTGATACATATTCACCAGGATATCTTGCTACGGCACCTAATGTAAAGTTAAAGCTAGCATCATTAGGGTTCTCAACACCTGCTGTAGTAACAGATGTCAGTATCTGAGATGTGGCTGAGCTTGAAACTAAAGTAGTACCTGTATATGAAAAAGGGGTAACATAATCTTCTAAGAAGTATCTATCGCTATCGGTTATAGAATGTAATCTTGTCGCGTCAAAGGTTTCCGAAAAACCACCGCCTCTGGTTTGAAAATACTTAACTCTTTTAGTAACACCTAACGCGTTAGATAATATAATACTGAGATCTTCGGTAAAATTATAACCATAATTTAAAAATTTTAATATTTGAATAGAACCAGTTGAACTAACTCTTGCAATTCTAACTAATGTATCTACCCCGCTACCAACCGTTACGTTAAAGATTTGACCGACTCTAAAGCCAGAACCACCGGATACAATTTCTACATTTGTTGTAGTTGGTTTAATAGTACCAATAAACAAAATCCCAGAAGTACCAGTTACAGTGACTTCTTCATTAACTTCAAACGGTACTGGGAAAGCACTGTGATAGAATATCTCGTATAAATTACCACTAAGACTTTTAACTCTAACAATTTCTGCAGTATAGTTAATATTGTTTTTAGTAAATGTCAAAAACCTATCTTTTATATCTGCTGCGCTTCCAAAGGTAAGAAGAACCCGAATAGAATTTCTAAGACTCCATTGACCATCGGATGGTCTTAATACGAATTCATAAGGGTGGTTAGTTTGAGCAACCGTATCATATAAAACTTTAAAAAGAGTCTCTATAGATAAGGTACTACCTTTTGCAGCATACAGCCCTTTAATTTTTTTAATTAAAAGTGGCTTATCAACTAATAAACTTACTGGTAGATCTTTAGCGTAGTTTGTTAAAAAATAATTAACAAAGGAATTGGTAGTTTGATCAATGTCACTATACTGTCTTGCGTTTTGAACAAGTTCAAGCGCTCCTTGATCTTGCTCCAGAAACTTATAATAGTATTCTAAAAACGCAACAAAGGTTGTATAGTCAGACCTGATAAACTCAGGTAGCTGACTATTTACAAGCTCTGATACTTTTTCATTAATTCTTGTAGTCGCCATGTTATACCGATGTTGTCACATTGATTGTAGTGCCAGCTAGCAAGCCACCGATCTTATTAATAGTAGTATCATCTTGTACTAATATTTCGCTTCTTGAAACAGTTAAATTATAGCTAGCTTCTTGAACGGTACCGGTGATTCTAATATCCGTTACCCCGGCTGGTATACCGGTAGGAGTAATACCTGCTATACTAATTACACCAGTCCCGTAATCGACAGTACCAACGTTAGTTGCTACTATTGAACTGTTGACTACATTAACTAATCTCAGTACCCCGGAACCAGAATCATTTGGAGGTGTGTCATTAGGTAGGTCTGTTATTTTAACAAGTGTAGAAACTCCACCTACAGATGTAAAGAAATAACTAGAAAGAATAGTTCCAGGTTTTAAAGGATTTCTATACTTAATAGATGTATCCCCAGTAAATAAATTTGTTGTATTTAACGTAGGTATAATTCGTCTTTGTAATTTAAGATTAATTAATGCGCTGGTAATTGAGGAGTTCTTAGCTAAAATTGCACTTGTTAATGCAGAGTAAATAAACTCTTTATTAAATTTTTGAAGGTTAGTAGAAAAATAATCTGTAATCGCAGTATTAACTTGAGTCTTAATTTGATCAGATGATAAAGTGGTAATAGAAGTATTATAAACAATATCAGCAGTAATGTTAACAAAGAAGAAAGTAGGATCTACAAATTCAGGAATTATAGTAATACCTTGTTTAGATTTTAAAATGTTGTTTTTAATAGAATTTTTTGTAGCATCAGATATAGTAAAACCAGAGTACGGCTTCAAAGATATTAATACTTTACCGTAGTAAGGAGGATCGTTATCTTCCCCACCCCATACAGATACCGATTCTGCACCTGCGTAATTTGTTTGTATTAGAGCTTCGTAATCGGTTGCAGTTACCGCTCTATTCTTAGATGCATTTACCCGGGGTGCATTAAACTTTATAGAGGTAATACTTTCAGTGTCTGCACCACCAGTTGAGTTACTATTAACAGTAATGGCAATTGCGCTTGAACCACCAATGGTAGTACCAGCAGTAAAGGATTGGGATACAGTACTAGATACATTAACTGCTGAACCCGTTGCAACCAAGTATTGAATAGTAATAATGTTACCGGCTGCTAGACTCTTACCAATTATACCATCA